CCGCCAGCCGCGCACATCCGATAGTAGTGGTGGGGCGGTGGTGGTGCGGCGGTGATACGTTTGACATAGGGTCATGGTGGTGGTAGTATTAAGAACGGTGGGAATTTCACCGTTGCTGATGTAAAACATTTTACCAGTAAAACATTTTGGAGGTCTCAAACCATGAGTGACCATCGTCGTGAATATATGGGCAAGCAACGCAAGGCATTGCGCGGGTTCCTCGACTATGACCTTGCAATGTTGCAGGACATGGCAGATACTCTTGTTGAACAATGTGACAACGATATCGCCACCTATATGCAGGAACAGATTGAACGCCTAACATACAAGGTGGCAGAATTGGAGAAGACAACATGAAACTCGTTTGGGAAAATGACCGTGCTACCGTACAAGCACCCAAGAAATTGCGTAGTGCTTTTCAGCCGTCACCTAACGCTGACCGTGCGTCGTTCAATCGTTTTTATTCGATTGGCAAAGTGGGTGCGTGGCAGATGCAAGCCGATATCAAGGCGCATCAGGAACAGGAACAGCAGAAAAAGCGTGATGCCGTGATGGATTTATTTGATGGCTGGACGACTTGACCACAGGGTGCCAGTGTGGTAGTCTTAATAATGAGCAGAATTTCAACCACTTACCGGCTCAAAACATTTTACCGGTAAAACAAAATGGAAAGGCAAGACGATGATTTCATATCAGGATATCAGTGCAGAACGGAAACTCTACGCATTACCACACAACATCATCAAGCTACAGCTTCCCGATGGCAGGAAAGTCAGCATCATCCAGAATGGTCTAGGACGTGAAGGTGGTGCATATGGACACGCTGACGTACATATGTGTGAAGTATTCGTGGAAGGTGAGCCGGATGTGAAGGGTTATCTTGACCTATCAGAGCTGGTCGAATACCTGCGCTATCTGGACACTACGGATACGCTTAGTGGCTTGATTGATGCAAGCAAGTATGAAGTGGAAAACTACGATGAATAAGATGCAAGCCAACCCCGAATTGAGAATGTCCCTTTGGAAAAAGCACGTTGCAGTGTGTGAATTGTGGGACATCGAAACGCCTCTCACATGGCACGATTGGAAGTTCAAGGTGTGGCGGCATTACGATTTCACTATCGACAAGCTGTCTGCTGATATCGACATTTTGGCACTTGCCGCTTCAATGGCAGTGCGTAATGAAAGGAAAGACAATGTATAATCGTGATTGTAAGAAGATTGCCAAGTGGGCAATGCAGAACCCCGACAACTTTTTCTGGGTCATTGTGTTTGTGTTGTGTACCATACAGGCCAGTCTGCAAAGCACTGTGCCGCAGATACAAGACATCAAACGCAATGGGCGTAGGGCCAAGTTCTTTAACTGGGAGATGAAGCGCATAGGGCATGACTATGCCTATGACAATCGACACAACCTGTTTCTAACAGTGAAGGCGTGTGTCAAGGCCAATGATGCTGTGGGGGCCATTGATGCGCTTACCAGTGTGAATGGGTTGGGCATTGTCAAAGCTGCCTTTGTAGTGCAGATGTGTGGGTTGGACGTTGCCTGTCTTGACAGTCACAACCTGACTAGGCTAGGTTTGTCGCAGTCGCACTTCAAGTTATCTAAAACAGTGTCACACGCGACAAAGCGCAGGAAGATTGCTGAATATGTGGAGTATACAAGGCAGACAGGCGGTGCCGAATACTGGTGGAATACGTGGTGTGACTACGTTGCTGGCAATCGTGCCAACCGATCACTCAACACGGGTGATGCTGTATCCAAGTTTCATGTCCTAGCGGTCATGGGCTAGTGTATTAACACGCTAAAACAGGAGAGACTAATGCGTGAACGACTTGACAACCGCCCCAAGTGTGGGCATTGTAAAGATGCACCGGCAGACGTAATCGAATACGACTACCTGCTGTCCTGTGCAAAGTGCTGGAACGAAAGAAACATTCCCAAAGGCTGGAGGCCAAGAAAATGAACTACGGACAATCAAAAGACATGGAATTGTTTGGGTGTGATAGCACCGAATTGGATGAAGCTATCCGCGACAGTCAGCAACCGTTGATGGGTGGCCCGACAATGCTGGCGACATCTTATCTGTCAGACGCACAAGACTTGATTGCTATGGGTGCAAATGACCTTGCAAGAAAGATGATTAACTGTGCGAAGTATGTAATTAGTAGTATGGAGAAAACACAATGAACATCGAAAAATTCTTACAGCTTATCTGTACCGTGGCGGGTGCTGTAGCTATCACAATATCCCTGCCAGAATTGTTGTACTATGCGCCACCTATCGACTTGATTGCCTATACAAGTGGTATCATCGTTGGCGGTGCTGGTATCCGTTCAATCCTGCGAGGTTGACAATGGTCAAGCGTAGTGGTACTGTAAATCCTGTAGCCAAGGCATTGCTTCAGACAAACAGACGTAGGTCGCAGGTAGTGCCAGACAAAAAGAAGTACAACAGAAAGAAGGACAAATACAATGCAAATCAAAGTCGAAGCAATGAAGAACCAAAAGACCCCAAAGGCCGATGGGAAGCGTGACCGTATGCGTCATGTGAACAAGGCCAAAACCCTGAAGCGCAAAGCACAACGCCAGAACAAATCTCTGGCACGTGCAGCGTAAAACATTTTACCAAGTAAAACAAAACCAAAGGAGACTAAATCATGTCAATCAAAAACGTAAAAGTGGACGTAACTTACTGGGAAGCATCATCAGGCATTACAGAGCAGTGCCTGTCCAACCAAGGGCAAAGCCTTTTCGATAGGGCGTCCGCACTGTATCTTCGCAAGACGGGTATGCGTCTTTCCAAGATGCGGGTTTACGAATGGTCACACGAGCAAGCACTTGATCTGAAGAAAAGTGACAAGATATTCATCAAGTATGTTGCCAAGGCAGCATTTGAGGTGCGTCTTGTACAACTGATGCAGACACTGCGTCAGATGCGTGACCACAAGCCTGTGAAGAAGCAGAGCAAGCGTGGTGGTATCACCCCGATGTTCAAGGGCAAGATTGCCAACAAGACCACTGACGCAATGACGCTGGAAGAAGTGTTGAAGCTGGCCAAGCGTCCTGCGGGTTTCCCTGCTGGCAAGTACACACGTGATGAATTGGTAGGCAAGAAGAACGTCGCCTAGTACAACACAGGGGTGGCTTTCGGGTCACCCCATTTTATTGGAGATCATTCTAATGAATGAGTACACAGCAGCAGACTACAACGTAACAATCTTTCGTGGCCATGTCCGTGAAGATGGCTATAAACTTTGGGGCATACGTAGGTGGAATGGGGAGAAGATACTTGACTATCGTCACCCCAAGACCTATGCCAAACAGGAAAAGGCAAAAGATAAGGCACGTACTAATAGGCATAATCTGAACCGCAAACGTATTACTCAAATTAAAGTAGATCGTGGCTGCGAGGTGTGTGGTATGCAAAAAAGAAATATACACAAAAAGTTTCAGGTGGCGTTTGCTTATCTGCTACAATTTGACCACATTGATCCGTCCAAGAAAAAATACAACGTGTGTGATATGGTGGGACGTTCATGGGAGATTATACAGGCAGAGATTGACAAGTGCCGTGTGGTATGTTTTCCTTGTCACACTAAACACACAGCAACGCAACGCAAGCAAGGGGAGTTATCCTAATGACTGAATGTCTTACCAAAGAAGAACGCATGCAACTTCAAGGCATACGCGAGGATTACTTGGAAATCTTCTACACTAAGTCTGAGTTGCGTGAAGATGACCCAGAGTTCTGGCACACCGTTGTTGACCAGTGGGAGTTGGTCAATGCTCGTCTGGAACAGGACGAGTGGGATAAGATAAGAAGCACATGCCACACGGTAATTGGTGAGGAGGAGAATGACAATGCGTAACACATACAAACTAATCATGGACAGTCGATACAACCCGCTGTCCCACATACCTGACAACAACACACGGCACATGGTGATGCAGGTGCTGGCATGGATGTGGTGTATCATCTTCAGCATGTCGATGGGCAGCATCGTTGTCTTTGGTATCAGTGCCATAGCACATGCCCTGCTGATTGCTGGCGTGTTCATCACGGCAGGTGTGTTTGAAACAGCCAAGCGTAAGCCGCAATATTTTGGTGGGCTTGGCAGAGGCAATGGAGGTGAGCATGATTGAAGAAGAACTACCACTAGACCACGAGCCTAGTCTTAACCATTGGGCAAAATGTATTGCCGATGAAGAAATTGCAACAGGTGAGTGTACTAATTGGGATTATGCTTATGAACAGGCGTGGCATTCACTGGATGCTGAATACAACTACAGCTACGAATATCAATGGAGGTGAGCATGAGTGAGAATGAAATGAGGGGAATACGACTGTCACAGGCAGTTCAATGGCAAGGACAGGACATCTTTGAGGTAGCGTCTGCTGCATTTGAGGATGCTAATTACCACAGTTTCAATGAGGTATTTACTGCCGCATGGAATGAGTTTCAAAAGGAGATTGACAATGGAAATAACACATGAACAACGCCTAGACTTGCTCAAGGCATACAACCATTTGAGAAACATGATGCAAACAATATATGACTGTAATGATTTGTGGATGTCCGATATAGGCAAGCTGGAAGGATTGCAGTGTGACTTGCACCGCATCTTCAAGTTCGTACCCAAAGAGGACGAGGACGGACAGCGTATGCTCTATGCAGACTGGGTGCTGGAAGAAGAGGATGATGACTAATGTTTGCTGAAGCACTTGTATGCTTGGCACTCAACGTGTACCATGAGGCCCGTGACCAGCCCTTCATTGGGCAGGTTGCGGTGGCCCAAGTGGTAATGAACAGAGTGCGTGATGACAGATACCCTGACACTGTGTGTGATGTGGTCAAGCAAGGCCCAACATATTCATGGAAGCAGGACTTCCCTGTACGCCATCGCTGTCAGTTTAGCTGGTACTGCGACGGTAAGTCAGACAAGACACCTGACCAGACAGCGTGGCAGCAAGCTATGTTGATTGCACAGGGTGTACACACAGGCAACCTTGACGACTTCGTTGAGGGTGCGACACACTACCACGCAACCTACGTCCTGCCTGAATGGGCAGAGACTAAGACACCTGTTGTACAAATAGGTGTACACATATTTTATCGGTGGGAATGAGGAGAACGTATGGACATTATGATAGGACTATTTATCTTTTTTATCCTAGCTGCCTTGACTTTATGATTTGCTAGTGATATAACACACCATCAGTTAACGAACACAAAGGAGAACTACCATGCCACTAGAATATATCCCTGAAAATCTCGACTTCGACGTACGCTTTGAGCCTACCAAGGTGGAGGACAAGAAGTATGTCATTAACTCTAGCACCGACGAATACATTGGTATTGTGGGCAAAGGCTTTACCTGTGCGTCACACGGCGACTTCTTCCGTGATGTCATCGACACCACCACTGAAAAGCTGTCTGCACATGACATGCAGGGTGCAGAGATTAGCTGGCGGGATGCACACCAGAATGGCTGGGCCATGATGGACATGCGTCTGCCCAATGTGAATGCCAAGATCGTCACCGACAAGCATGAGACTACGGTAGCCCAGCGTATCATTGCCCTGCACGGGGTGAATGGTACATGCTCTAACGTCACCATCTTCGGTGCCATCGACTTCTTCTGTCTCAATGGGCAGATACGTGGGCGGCATGACAAGGTGATGCGTAAGAACACCAGCAACTTCAGCCTCGACACGTTCATCACTGAACTGGAGAAGTCTCAGCAGGACTTCACTGCACAGACAGAACAGATGCAGCGGTGGGCTAACACCAGCCTCGTCACTGTCGATGTCAAGGCTATGCTTGAGAAGATCATGCAGTCTGACCGCAAGGCAGAGAAGATGTATAGCCTGTACAATCAGGAAGTTAGCACCCGTGGCCGTAACCTGTGGTCGCTGTATTCTGCGTTCACTAATTATGCAACTTATGCGGATGAACGTAATGGCTTCAAGCAGCGCAACACTGGCAACGACACACAAGACAAGTCGATGTTCATGCGTGAACTTGAGGTGGCACAGTGGGTTGATACGCCGCAGTTCAAGCAGTTGGTGGCGGCATGAAAACAGAGGGAGGTATCGGTATGTGGTGTTACAAACATAACAAGTGGTTCTCTGGAAGAGAGATGAAAAATCATCCTGAGTATGAGGAGTGGCTGGAACAGGAGATGCAACACTACAGGTTTCATCACATATTCTGGTGTCGCTGGGATGAAAACAATCGTTGGTACTCACCCGCACAATGGATTCCAAACTTTTGGATGTGGTTTGCTGAAACAGCAGAGTACAGATATGATTGCGAAGGCTTTCGCTGGAAGATTGTCCTGTTTGTGTGGGAAATACAGCATTTTATAGATGACTGCTTGACTATCCTTGAATGGGATAGACCGCCACACGCAGAAAATCGGGGGCTGTTCAAGGGTGATTGGGAAACTAAGTGGGGCTTTTGGGAGTACGTCTATTGCCGCACAATCCAAAGACCGTTGGACCGCCTACACTTCTGGTTTCAAGAACGAGTCTTAGGGAAAGAGCCTGTTGATGACCATCTAGGTTGTTACAGTTGGCCTAACTGCGACATAGACCCTAATGGATGTCGCCATGTTATGGGAGATGATGTAGAATGCTACGGACACAGAGATTAACAGACCTAGTATCGGACTACTACAAGTCCTATGATTACAGGAACTTACGTGATGAAACTAAGAAACAATATGAATACTTCATCAACGTAATGCTCAACACTGAGGTGGACGGACAGGCTCTGTCCACTCTCGACTACACGACAATGAAGACACGTGTCGCAAAGGTTGCATACAACGAATGGTGTGAGAAGGGTATTCATATGGCTAATCACATCATGTCGTCTGCCAGTATCGTGTTCAATCACGGGCTGCGTATGGAACTGTGTACACTCAATCCTTTCGCTAACGTGCGTAGGAGGACTGCTGAGAGGCGTAAGACTGTTTGGGGTAGGGAGGATGTACAAAGGTTCTTAGACACCGCCTACGGCGATTTTAGCACCCGTAACATCGGTTTGATTGCTCATATGGCCTACGAGTGGTGCCAGAGGCTGGGTGATATGCGCTTGCTTACTTGGGATGCAATCGACTTCGATGCCAAGACACTGACACTGGAGCAATCTAAGCGTAAAGCGGATGTACATTTGCCTATCTCAGATGATCTATGTGACATGTTGACGCAACAACATGAAGACTTTGGCTTTCAGACGTACGTGGCACCTCGTCCATACCCCATCAAGGGTGAGTACAGACCCTATTCACTGCAAAAACTACCGTTACATGCACGTAAAGTCATGGAGGATGCCGGATTGTCAAGTGAATTGCGACTATCTGACCTACGTCGTACTGGTACAACTGAAATGGTTGAGGCCGGTGTTGGTATGGCACAAATAATGTCGGTTACAGGACATGCTAATCCAGCATCAGTGAAGCCGTACATGAAAAATACTTTGAAAAGTGCAAATCATGCCTTGACGGAGAGAAAAATGCATGTTACAAGCAGTACAAGTGCCGCAAAGGAAGGTGTATAACATGTATAAATATAATAACACTAATATGTTTAAATACGTTAGTGATCTAAACATACCCAATGGAGTTACAAAGAGACTGGAGTGTCCTAACTGTGGGGAACGTACCTTTACCGTGACCAACAACATGGGTTCCCTGCTGTGGAATTGCTTTCGGCTTAACTGTGGCATTAAGGGTAGTGAGAGGGTGCATCTGACTGCGGATGACATACGTGCTGGCTTCCTCAGTGTTCCGAAGGCTGTGGAAGATACGTTTGAGATGCCCAGACACGTGATACCTCGTACCGATAACCTGTATCTTCGTCGTTGGTGTGCTAGATGGGACATTGACCCTGACGAACTAGGATTATACTACGATGTCAAGGATGACAGAGTGGTGTTTCCTGTACGACATGGCGGTGCTATCGTGGATGCCACAGGCAGGTCACTTACAAAAAAATTGCCCAAATGGACAAAATATGGAAAAAGTGGCTTGCCATACGTTATTGGTTCTGGTAGTGTAGCAATCGTTGTTGAGGACTGTGTGAGTGCTGCCGTTATTGGTTTCGGTTCTACATCCTTTGTCGGGGTTGCGCTTCTTGGAACGTCTTTGCAAGAATCGCATAAAGGATTTCTCACACAGTTCTCGACAGCGGTAATAGCGTTAGACCCCGATGCGCTAAAGAAAAGTTTTATCATGGCCAAGGAACTACGTGGCTATGTTGACAACGTAAAGATACTCAAATTAAATGAAGACTTGAAGTATCGTAACCCCGAAGATATGGAGAAGCTATATGGAATTATCACTGATTAGAAGCCTGATGAATAAGGAGTTCTACGATGACCATCGTGGGGCCAAATGTCCTAACCGCCTATTCAGCAAGGACGTGCGGGAGATCAAGCAGACTATTGATACAGCTATGGATCGTTATGAACGCACCCTGACACCTGATGAGGTGGAGGCGTTGTTCACATCAGACAATCCTACAATGACACCCGCTAGGAAAGAGGCTTTCTCTTCCCTGTTCTACAAGATCAAGAAAGAAATACCGATGGGCGGTGACGTAGCACAGGAAGTGCTGTCGAAGCTGTTTCAACAGGTTGTGGGTGAGGACATTGCCAATCTTGGTGTAGACTATGTGACAGGTGATCTGTCCAGCCTTGAGCCGTTACGCAACTTGCTTGAGCAGTATGGAGATGACTTTACTCCCAATCTCAGTGTGGAGTGGGATGACATCGACATTGAGACATTGCTTGCCCGTAACGACCTTGAAGCAAGGTGGACGTTTAATATCCCTACCCTCACACGTAAGGTAGAAGGTGTGAATGCTGGCCATCTGATTGAGATTGGCGCACGGCCTAACACCGGCAAGACATCGTTCCACGCCAGCTTGATTGCCAGCCCCGGTGGCTTTGCCCATCAGGGTGCCAACTGCATTATCTTGTGTAACGAGGAAGGCTACCACCGTGTAGGCGCACGTTACCTAACTGCGGCCACTGGCATGACTATGAAGCAGATCAAGGACAATCCAGCCAAAGCACGTGACCTATACGCACCAGTAAAGGAACGCATCAAGATTAAGGATGCCACTGGCCGTGACATGGCGTGGGTGGAGAGCATCTGCAAATCATACAAGCCGGATGTTGTACTACTGGATATGGGTGACAAGTTTGCCAAGACAGGTGGCTTTGCTCGTACTGACGAGGCATTGAAGGCCAACGCAGTCCATGCACGTATGATTGCCAAGCAGCATGACTGTGCCGTGTTCTACATGTCCCAGCTTTCTGCCGATGCCGAAGGCAAGGTCTTGCTGAACCAGAGCATGATGGAGGGTAGTCGTACTGGTAAGGCAGCGGAAGCCGACCTCATGGTGCTGATT